AGTAGTGAAGATGTTCCATTTTTTATGGACGCTTTATATACCGCTTCCGCCATGCAGCAATTGGAGGTCCAGCGCCACAACAACCGTGAGGAAAAGAAACCACCACTTCCGTTGGAACCGCCCTTGGGTGCTGAGTTCCATAGGAGAACTAGTCGCCGCGTCAACAACCAGCTCATAAGTGTGCTTGCAGCTGAGTGTAAGAATAAGTTTCCGTTAATTCGGAAGTCTGAAGCTAACTACTTGGTTGTTCGGCAGTACATTTTTGAGCGCCTCAATGAACATGGTGTGAGACCTCATCACATCCGTTGTATAATTGAACTAGCGGTTGAGTTGGCTTTTGTACCTGATGAATATCAGATAGAAGCTGCAACATTCGCTGCCACCGCGCAGGTCATTAGGGCGCACAGGCAGATGGAGGTTGCTAGAACCAACACGTCAGGAATATTGTCACTGTTTCATTGGCGCACTTATGTAGAAACCAGTCGTGGTTTCAGCGTGGGTTGAGGGGGCCCGAAATTGTTACTTGGAGTGGACTGTGCCAAAAGCACAGCTCCCGACCACTCCAACCTGAAGGTAACAAGAATTTCGGGAAGACCCTGCAAGGTTCGAAAGACCCATCTAATACCTGGCTTCTCACCAGATGTTAAGTTTCGATCCTATAATTCGAATGTTCAAGCATTGGAAGCGGCTCTGAAGGAGAGGGTGTTTTATGTCAAGGACAAAAACAACCTGTTCGTTTCTCCACCAGAGCCTGTGGAAAATGTCTTCACTAATCGGTTAAAATATGTTTCCAAGCACTTCAATAGGTCCAATACCTTTTCCACGCGTATGACTTATCAACGTTATGTTGATACATGTCCGCCTCAGAAAAGATTGGTCTACCAAAGAGCTATGGAATCCCTCAATATCAAAGGAATAAAGAAGAAAGATTCCTATATTGGGGTTTTTGTAAAATTTGAAAAGCTTCATTTCAAGTCCGATAAGACACCAGTACCACGCGTTATTTCTCCACGGAAACCTCGCTACAATCTTGAACTAGGGACCTATATCCGCCCGATAGAGAAAAGGATATATACTCTCATTGATAAGTTGTTTGGCTCAAAGACCGTTATGAAGGGCCTCAATATGGAACAGCGTGGGGAGATTATTTACAAACATTTCATGTCATACCAGAAATGTGTTGCAATCTCCCTGGACGCCTCCAGATTTGATCAACATGTCAGTGTTTCCGCATTGCAATGGGAACACACTATGTACAAAATATTTTGGCCACGCGACAACCACTTCAGGAAATTACTGAAATGGCAATTGTTGAACCGTGGTTTTGCTGTACTACCG